GCACACACTGACCATGGATGATGGCAACAATGATGGAAACAATGCCCTGTTCCGATTGCGTTCAGCCAAAGGTCATCAAATTACCATGAGTGATTCTGGCAACTTCTTTTACATCATACATGCCAACGGACAAACTTGGATTGAGCTTGGTCTTGAAGGCACTGTGGATATTTTCAGTACCAACTCTGTCAACGTAAGAACCCAAGGTGATATCAACCTACATGCTGATCGAGACATCAACATGTACGCTGGCCGTAACATCAATGCCAAGTCTAAAGAAAATATAACACTAGAAGCTGAATTAAATTTAACTGCCACTGCACAAGAGAATCTAAAACTCTACAGCAAGAGTTATATTGGCGTGCTAGCTGATGGAACACTTGCACTGAACAGCGCAGGGTCTGGCAGCTGGAATGGCGGTAGCACATTGATATTTTCTGCAGGCGGTATTGACCTTAACGGTCCATCAGCCGCCACAGTACCAGCACCTAAACCTCTAGTCAAAACAGTCATGGACGACACAGAGTTCAACACCAGTACTGGTTGGCAAACACTACCAGACGGACTTGAAAGTATTGTGAGCCGTGCTCCTACTCATGAACCCTACAGCTATCACAACGAAGGGGTTGACGTCAAAGTAAACTTAGAAGAAGGTACTCCTACGCCACCTCCAGGTGCTGAACCTGTGCCAGCAGGTGTTGAAATAAGGGCAGAATAACATGGCAAGTTATACATTTAATTTAGAACAGTATGTGAAATCCCCAAGCGATGCAGAAGGCACCGCTAAACAATTTACCATTGACGGTCCAGCTACTCTCACTAGAGAACAAGCACAGGCCATATTTGAAAAACAAGTTAAAACGGGAGCATTAACCGGTTTCAAAGCAGGTGATGTTCTTAGTGCTGCCACACAGGCTGCCTCTGGACTTGCAGGTGCACAGGCACAATTAGCTGGAGGAATAAGCAGTCTAGGAGCATTAGTCAGCAAAGCCACCAATGGTGTGACATCTGCGTTGACTAATTTACCAGTGTTAAACGGCATCAATCCAGGAGACTTTGCAAAACAGCTACCTGGATTAACCAGTATTGGATCTATAAACGCCAGTCAAGTCACAGGTGTTCTAGCACAGGCTGGCAAACTAACAGGACAACCATCAGACCTGTTGACCAATGCAGTGGGTGTGGGAAATTTTGGACTTGATGCATCACAGTTGGAAACTGCAGGCTACGTTAAACCGGGTACTGCTGCCAAGTACCTGTCAACTGGGCAGAATTCACTAACATCAGTGCTTAAAAGTCCAGCAGTGTGGACCGGCAAAGATGGCATAAATCAAGTAGAAAATTTGTTAACAAATACCGCAGCACAGAATAAGATTCAGCAAGGCCTCATGACCACTGGCGTAGCACAACTTACCACGCTTGGACTACCAACTGACAAGTTAAACCCACAACTGCTTAGTGGAGTGGCACTAAACGCAGCCAAGAGTGTTACAGATACACTGGCTTGGGCCAAGGGAGAATCTGGATTGCCTGCAAGTGTTACTGACAGCTTTAATCAAGTGGCCAAAGACAGTGCATTTGCAGTTAATCTAGTTGATGAAAAGATTGGCAACGAAACATTGAATATCAAAGCAATAACTGGATCGTCAAATACTGTCAACAGATCTACATTAAACGCCGCCCTAGGACGAGTTGTTGGTAACGAAAAAATACCAAAACTAAGTTACAGTGGCGGAGTGTTTGACGAAGCGGCAACACTGGCACTAAAAACAATTAGTCAGAACGTTGCAATCATTGAATCCAAGGCCAATAACATTTTTAGTGAGGATCTAACATCTACTACAGTGGATTCTAGAGAAGCTAGGATAACTGCACTAAAGAGTGAAGCAACTGCGGCCTTGGCCAGCCTACAAGCACTAAAATCTACCAGCACATCTCCAGCATTCCTTACCAAAATTGATCTGGTTATAGTGAATGTTGAGTTATTGATAGAACTATTGGACAAAGATATAACAAATATTCAGCGGTTCAAAGCTGACTTACAAAGCATATAAATATTAACATGACTACATTCATTGGGTTTAATACTATCAATCAGTACAAAAAGTTTACTCTAACAGATTTTGAACTGATCAAACGTGACCTGCTGAATGCATTTAACATACGTCAAGGCCAGTTGCCTGGACGTCCAGGATATGGCACAGTGCTATGGGACTATGTGTTTGAACCGCAGACAACTCAAACTCAAAATTCAATCAATGCCGAAGTGCAACGAGTAGCTGGTGGTGATCCTAGAATATTCATCAGTGACGTTCAAAGTTATCCGCAAGAAAACGGTATCTTGATTGAAGTACAACTCACTGTGGTGCCTACTCAGAATGCTGAAATACTCAGCATATTCTTTGATCAACAACAGCGCACAGCCTCCTATGTATAACTACGCCGTTTTTAGTAACCATAAATACTCTGAGGTTACAGAACAATGGCAACAACCACTAGACAAACAGCAATATTTGGCGTAGAAGATTGG